ATATCATGAATATTATTTTTTTTAGCGGCGGTTCAAACCCATAAATTTTAAACAAGTATTCTATTTCGGAACAGATTTTGTGTACATTGTTTCTATATTCCAGTTCGCTTTCGTGTATTATCTCATTGAAGTAACGGTTAACTTTTATCTACTAATTCACTTTAATATTTATATTAACAGTAAGTTTTTTTCAGAGTATAGTTTTTCTATAATTTCAAGTAATTTATATTCATTTACAGTTGTTAAAAATGACAATCATTCCATATTATTGTCTTTCCATACTTTTTCAAGATCTTCTATTTTATTTTACATTATAAAAATAATGAAATATTGATTTGAAAAAATTTTTTTTGTGAGAACTTAATAATGAACTTGGATACTATAACCAATATATTACTTAAAACAAGTATGCTTGAACCTTTTTATTTAGTTTCAAAAGACTATAACATGGCATTTAAACAAGCCGTTTCGATAATTATGAAAGAAGCACAACCAATTACTGTATTTTTAAAAAATAAAATAATTACAATAAAATTGGTGTATAAGTTGCGTTGGGGAGTTTGTATAAAGACGAAAAAAGCATTTCGTTTTTTTTCTAGAAAAGACATTCAAAAAAACAATTTGTGGGTTGAAGGTCCACTAATAATAAATATAAAGGATAAAATTTGTATACAATACATGTTGGGTAGTTATATTTATACAAAAAATATAGAGACTCCCGATAAATTTAAAAAAATATTTTTTAGTTAAAAAGGGTAATGGATAGTTTCAATTTTTTGTTTATTTTATTTTTTAGTTTGATAAAGTGTTCCCATACGTCTCATCCTTACCCTGAACCCATCACCGAACCGGAACCTGAACCGGAAATAGCTCCTCCTCCTTTTCCGTCTCAACCTCCACTTTCGTTTCAGACTTTATTTGTGAAAAAAAACAATTCAGTAATCCTTGAAAAACTATCGCACATATTTACTCTAGAAGAAACATTTCCTGCATGTCAAGGTATCGTAGACTTGGAGATCGATAATAAAGGTAACTATTACTTTGCATGCAAAAACTCTGAATGTGTTTACATGGAAAAAAACGGATATCCAATATGTACAAGAGACAGATCTTACTATCATTATAATGCGCACGTTTCTGGTATAAGTGTTTATAAAGACATACTAGTGACCTGTCAAGATTCTTTTAATGATTACGCAGGAACAAAAACTCCCAACATGTTTATGGGCCTCACACTTTACAACTTGTCTACAGAACTCATAAGAACTGATGGATCTCAATTTAAAAACTTGGTTGGTCAAGTTCCTTTTCTAGTTCACTCGGATATGCTTCATGAAGCTCCCAACTGTTCGTCTGTTGTTTCCATAAACAATGAAACAAGTGATAATCGCTTCGAAAACAGATATATACAAATAGATAATTACAATCAACAAGTTGTAATTACAAACTTTTTGACAATTCACGGTCCCGGTTCTATGGACCATTCGACTGCATTTGTAGAAAGAATATATGGAATTCCACTAAGTAATGAAACCAAAAGTTTGACGGTTGATACTAATGAAAAAGTTGCATACTTTGTGGATAAGAAAAATGGTCGTGTGTTTGAAGTTCATTATGACACAGGTGTTCTGACACGTGATGCATCACATGATTACGTTATAAGATCATCTACAGAAAATAGTTTTAATTACAAGATAAAAGAAAATGTTTTATGGAGAGTTGTTGTGTCAATCGAAAATTTAGAATATGTTTCTATTTACGATAATGACTTGTACATTATCAACAAATATGGAAAAGTATATGTAATGAACAGATATGACAGAAATATTTATTACTCATTCGAAACTGGAAAAACTCCCACAAGCATGAAAGTTTTAAACAATAGCCTATACATTGTAAGTAATGATACGGTTTACAGATACGATTCGGATCCCAATACGTATACTGAGTCTTCTTTGTTAAGTTCCACAAGACGAATAGGAGAAAGTTGTACAGAAGATGCCCAATGTGAACATACTATTTGTAGTAGTAGTAATGTTTGTGAATTGTATTCGACACAATATTCACCATTCAACAACTTGCATAACTATTTAAACAGCCCCGTATATTTAAATTCATTTGTAAATCAGCACATACTTTTGAACAGATCTTATGCAGGGTATTTCAATCCATATCCTATTATGGAACCTTATTTTTGCGATACAGTCGGAAGAAACACAACTACAGAACCTGTAGATTGTAATCTAATTGATTTTGACTCTCTCTTGTTAGGGAACTGTTGGGGACACCCTTGTCTCCCCAATGATGCTCATTGTCTCAATGGTGGAACCGTAAACTACAAGAGCAGTTCGGGTTATACTTGTGAGTGTTTAAGTGCATTTTACGGAGATATGTGCCAACTTTCTACTATGAGTGTTGAACCTCCATCTCCACCACCACCTTCACCACAGTCACCGGTATGCTCAGAGATCTCTTCTGATGTCTGTGCGGGACCAGGTGAAAATTGCTATTTTGATGCTCTATGTAATGATATTGGTAACGATCCATATAGTGGAAGAGGTTGTAACGCGGGTGGTACTGGTCAGACTTGTCGTTTTTGTGGTTTTGGTTTATTTACAGATATCCCGTGTCCGCCTAAAAATTTTTACGTTTCACATGTAGGTTTAGAAAATGCATCTGGTTCTTTAGAAGATCCTTTTAACTCGGTTCAGACTTGCGTGTCTGCATCTAGTTTAGGTGGTACTTGCATCATACGCGAAGGTATATATCATGAAATTGTAGATGTGACACAACATAGTAATATTACGATTAGGTCATATAAAAACGAATTAGTTTTACTCGACGGTTCTGTAAGTATAAATACACCATGGACAATTCATAACAATCACATTTGGAAAACAACATTTTCTAAAGACGTATGGCAATTATGGGTTGACTATACTAGTGAAATGATAATGTCCAGATGGCCTAATATCGGGGATAACTCTGTTTGGGATAGAGAAGAAACTTGGGGTCATGGTTTAATGGAACCATCAAATTCCAATGTATATCAAAACGGAGAACTAATAGATAAACCCCATAATAATGTTGATTTGTCAAAAAACGTAACCAATGCTACAAATTCTATAGCCATACTAAATGTTGGAAGTTTTCGTACATGGAGTCGACGTGTACTCACACATGTAGGAAGTAACATAACTTATGATACAGTATCGTCGTGGAAAGAAAAACACCACTACTACTTTTTAGAAGGAAAACTGGATTTCCTAGATGAACCGGGTGAGTGGTTTTATGACACAAGTACTAAAACAATTTATTTCTGGCCTCCCAATAATCGAGATCCAAATACATTAAATGTAAGGGGGAAAGTACAATCCTACTTTTTCAAAGTATCTAATGTAGACAATATAGTTATTAAAGATTTAAGATTTTTTGGAACTACTTTTGAAATAAATAAATGTACAGGATGCATTATTGAAAATTGTCACTTTACATACCCTTCATATTCTAAAAGAATGCTTGGTGTTGTTGATCAAGAACCAGAAATTTCATTATTTAAAAACAGCGAATATGGCCAGGTTCGTGATTCATCTTTCCGTTTTACAGATGGTATGGCTCTAAAAATGTCGAGTGGGAATATGGTAGTTACAAATACGTATTTCTACCATATAGACACTTCTGCATCCGACAACCCCAGTTTACAAACAACTATTCAATTGGATGGAAGTAATAATATAATAAGTAGATGTACTATGCACAAGTTAGGTGCATCTGCAACAATAAATCCAGGAAATAGAGCAATAGTAGAGTATAATGATATATACGATACAGGACTGGTACAGTCAGATGGTGCTATTTCACAAATGATGGTAGCACAGCAAACAGATGCAGTTGTTCGTTATAATTGGTTTCATGATACGGTAAAATATGGTGCTAGATTTGATGGTAACGGAGACGGAATGAACGGGACAATGCATCACAATGTTATATGGAATTGTGGTAAAGGAATAATGATAAAAGGAAATAATCATAGAGTATTTTCTAATACTGTTTTTGATAATACAAACAGTGTTAATGGAAATGATATACTAATAATTAATGAAAATGGAATGAACAGTGAAACTTTAACAATAAACAATGCCATAAATAGGTTATCTGGTCACAGGACAATATATAACACGGCTAGCTCTTTTGTACCAGGTATAAAATCCAACAACTGGGAACGTTATATTACACATGGAGAAAATGTAGCAGACCAACTTGTAGATCCTTATGGTTTAAATGGTTTTAGAGATTTTCGTCCTAAGAGTAATTCTTCACTAGTTGACACAGGAATTCCTATACAAGGGATAACAGACGTTTATAACGGCACTGCACCCGACATTGGTGCGTACGAGTACGGTGTAGAACCATGGATTCCTGGAATAACATGGAATCGTTCATTTTTATATGATTTAAATACATTATTACCAACTTGTTGTCATAGACTTTTTGTAAACAGTACATCATTTAATAGTATTAATGGAATCTATGAATATCATGAAATTGGAGGATTTGGAAAAGCTAGTAGATATGTATATAAGTCTAAAAATGGAAACTATATTTACTATTCGGAATATCAAGGATATAAATGGTGGTCTATAGGTAACAACATGTCTATAAACTCATATCATTCAAATATTGATACTAGTTACTGTGTAGAAAATGTCAACATGTCACTATGGACTACGTATCATGATTTTGCTCCACATTTTACATATGATCATCACATTTTATCGATTACTTGTTTGGAAAACCCTCCGTTTACAGATATGGATCCTTCACCTTCGATACCTCCTTTCCAAAATATTACCTACTGTTCAAGCTCCGAAGAATGTCCTCATAATCAGTTGTGTTGTTCTTGGAATAACGAATTAGGTGAACATACACAAGGAACATGTGCTGAAGTTTGTACATTTAGTTCCATAATCGATCCGCCATCACCACCGTTACAATCAACACTTCCGCCATCTCCATCACCATCTGGTGAGGTATATGGAGACCCGCATATATACTTTCCAAATGGAGGATATACAGACTTCAGAGGGTTGAACAATACGTTTTTCAATATTTTATCTGATAAAAATATTTCTGTAGCTGCCAAAACAATGTATGTATCGTTTCTTTTACCCAAACCTATGAAAGTAGATGGATCATTCTTTACCGAAATATCTTCAATGTTTTTAACAAAAAATACAAAAATTTATGTATATATTAACACAAATGATTATTGTATGTATTTGAAAAATGATCGTGAAAAGAAGAGAGTGTGTGATGAAATAAAAATAGATGATGTTTTATGTAAAATAAAGTACCATACATATACATTAGAAAATGGAAATTGGAAAGTTACATTTGAAAGGAAAAAAATATACAACTCATTAACAAAAGGATTAAATAACCGTTTCGACATATCATTGACATGTTTGAAAGAGTGTTCACCTCATGGTTTGATTGGTCAGTCTTTTAATTTTGAAAAGGAAGTTTTTGGGAAAACAGATGATTACAAAAACAAAATTTACTTGAAGACAGAATCACAAGCAGAAGGTGCTATTGAAGGTTCGTATTTAGATTATATTGTTGAGGATTTGGATACACACAAGTTCAAATATACAAGATTCAATTCAAATACTGTGTACAAAAAAATAAACAACAAAACTGCATATTCAAATGAACTATATTCTTAGAGTTCGAAAGTCTGTTCTTCACTTTTTAATTTTTTTTACCAGTGTCTCGTAGAGAGGAGCAGCTTCTAAGACAGATTGTAAGACTGAATCTAATTGTTCGTTTATTTTGTCAACACTTGTTTTCCTAGATTTTAAGATACTGGTAAGTGTCCTTATCTTTGTTGGGATTGGTTCCATTTTTAGTATTTGAGTTAGTTCACTATCTGACTGAAATATTTTTAGTTTTTTTGACAAATCCTTACCATTTTTCCATGCTTTCAAATCTTTTCGATAGTTCAGAATTTTTTTTAATTTTTGGGGATTTGATACAGACATTTCTCTCATCGCTCTATTTATTTCTGAACGTTGTTGTTCTTTTGAAAATGGTTTGACTGCTGCAACATTATAAGTCTTGTATTTTTCCGAAACTAATTTATGTTTTTTTTCCGATTCTTCTGTAGTAGTTTCTTCGGATTTATTTAAACTAAATAATTTTTCTACGAGATTTTGTGCATCTTTGTTTATTAGTGTTTTGCTTGGAAGAGTTTCTTTCTGAGATTTAATATCTTTTATTCTTTTTTTGTTTAGTTCAAGCCAATTAGAATCAAACTGTTCATCAGTTTTCCAATCGCTTCCTTCATGTATTAGTAAGGAATCTAACAATTCATGTTGACGGTCAGTCAAATCATCCTCTGTTAGTCCAATTCCTTTTTTCTTATCACCGATTGTCATTATTTATATACTGAATCTTTTTAAAATAAGTGAATCGGGATATTGTTCACTTCACGATGCTTGCCTCTGCTAAACATACTATGACTATTTTAGGAATAAACGATGATGAACTTGAATATAAAATTAAAGGCACCGGTCCTTCAGGTGCACCTAATAACAAAAGATGGATTTGTTCTCATGACATATATAAATATGCATTTGAACATAAGGAAAATAATCACACAAGGTATTTTAAATTAAACAATAAACCATATCAAAAAAAAAGTTTTTCTAAGCAGTTATGGGACTATCAAAAATCTGCAGTAAATTCTGTAATTGATTCTGAGAATAATTTCAATTCTGGTAATATAGAAATGGATACTGGAACCGGGAAAACTCTTGTTGGGTGCGAACTAATAAAAATTTCTGGAGCACCGTCTATGGTTATTACACCTCATGTAATCTCTTCAAAGCAATGGGTAAAAGACTTGAATGAACACGCTAAATTAAATGTCAAACATGTGCATGATATGGATAAAAGTTGGAAAACATCTTCACAACCATTTCCCGATGTTATTGTATGTACATATGCGTCGATCACTAGAGCATTCAAATCTATACAAGATTCTAAATACGAAGATGATGACACTATATTGTGGCTGTATATTATAAAAAGGTTTGGTATACTTATATTGGATGAAGTTCATTTAGTGGCAGCAGATCATTTTAGATTGGCATGCCTTTTAAACTGTTCATCGGTTGTTGGTTTTAGTGGCTCTTTAATAAGAGAAGATGAAAAGTTATCACATTTGAATGATTTAGTTGGTCCAGTTTTGTTCTCATACTTATCTGGTAAAAAAGTAATGTATGGAAAAATTAGTGTTCCCTTTGATGAATCCTTTAACGCAAAAAATAGATCAAAAGAAGACTATACATTAAGAACATTGAACCCGAACAAAATGTGCGCCTTGAACCAAATAATTAAAGATTATAAATATTTAGACAACCGAATAATTGTATTTAGTGATTCAGCAACTTCAGTAAATTATATACCGTTATCACTGACATTGAATGGAAGAAATTTATGTGGAGTAATAAACGGGAAAACTAAAGAATATGAAAGAACCAAAATACTTGAATATTTTTATAAAACCGAACAATCAATACTTGTGGCTTCGAGTGTATGCAACGTTGCCATAAACTTTCCGGATGACTGTATAGTAGTTCAACTTCACATTTCAAATGGCTCAAGATGTCAAGAAATGCAACGTTGCGGAAGAAGTGGGCGTGGAGAAGTTGATACTATGAAAATAGTCCATATTTTAAACGCAAACACAGAAGAAGTAAAGTTTTATAAACATAGATTAGAACACATGAAAAACCATTATAAGAATACTTTTATAGAGTTTGACATAAAATGGTTAGAACAAAAAGAAACTAGTGATTGTTTTGCTATAAATTCTTATTTAAGTGACAAAGAAAATTCTTCAAAAAAAATAACAAGAAAAGAGTTTTGTTTTATCAACAAAAAAATATGCAAAGTAAGAAAAACTAAACATGTGGGATTCAGAAAAAAAGTTGTTACATTTGAAGTATAGATTCGCAAAAGATACTGAAAGTATTGCAACAGAGGAAAAACAAAATAGTATTAAACAAAAAGAAAAATCTACAAGCTTAGTGAGCGTTTCTGATATAATTAGTTTACTAGAAACAACAAAATATCATTATTTACAATATAAAATAGTTTTTTTAGAAAAAATAAAAAGTTTTTACCCAAAATTGAATTCTTATTTAAATAACATTTTAAGTATAATAGTTTCAAAACTAGATAAAGCAATATTTGAATGGGAAACAAGTAATAATGTCGACAGTTTTTTGGAAAAGGTACAGGATATTTTTACAATTGAAAATGACACTTTAAGAAAAAATACTGACTCTGGACAAACTGTTCCTGTTCCTAGGTTTAAAATGGTTCATTTATCACTATGTATAGTGTTGCTTGATTATTTACTAAAAACAGATGAGTTGACATTGTACAATATAAGAAGTATAAAACCGTTGAAACAAGTTCAAACTAGTATGAAGAAAAAACCAGTGCATGTACCCTCTAAAGATTTTAATGAAAAAACAGTAACACAAAGTAAACTAAGATCATATGAATCATATGCAATGGAATCTACAGAATTATTGAATGAATTAAAGACCAATATACATGAAATGATTGATCACTCGAGTTTTTTAATAGAAAAAGTAAAAAGATCACAAGATATAGTTGTAAAGTTTGATAAGTTAAGAGAAGAACCACAAGAAATATTTGACAAAGATGATTGGGATAATTTTAAATACAATCAGGGTATAGATTATGCAAAATATGTGTTAGCACCACTTTTAGAGTATGACACTGGTGATGGAACACATCTAAGTGATTTGAAAACCGCATTCGAAACTATTTTGGATGATCTAGAAACTTTGAAGATTTCTGACAACGCGGGCAGCACAATTTCAGAACTAGATGAAAGCATAAAGTATAACCAAGAACAAATAGACAGTTTGAAAAAACAAGAAACTGTATCAGAACTTTCCGAATACGATGTATCGTATTTTACAGTGTCCCAGTTTCCTATGAATATGAAAAAACTCTTGGTGAAATTTTCCAAAAGTAATGAAAATAGTTCATATGGTGATTTTTTAAACCCTGTTTTAGAAGAAATAAGTGAAAATTTGGATTTTTGCTACTCAGAAAGAACCGATGACCGTCTTCGTGCAAATCACTGCAAACAAAAATTAGAATACATTTTGGGTATATCATTGGACGAAAAAATAGTACTTTATCCAGAGTGTAAACTCAAAGAATGTTCAATAACAAACACAAGAGGACAATGTTTCGACGGAAAACGCTTAGTAAAATGTAGAAAGAAAAAGAAGGGAAAGTATACAAATATTGATGATGAATCCACACAAAACTCACCTTTAATGTCTTCTGAAATTGATCTTATTTAAATTTAATCGTTTATCACAATCATTCCAGTGTTGCTTAGTAAAACAAGTGTAGGTAGAGATATCCTTAAACACCATATACGAACAATATCCATCCAGGATAATGTTGGATCATTGTCAAACAGTTGTTTCGATATGTTTTCAGTGGCATTAAATTCCATATACTAAAAAATATCTTTTTAATATACTTTTTTTTTTAATTATAAATCACAATATGAACTTTAAGTATTAGTTTAAGTTAGGTAGAACCGTGGAAGTGAATGCAGTGAATTGAAATCATGTTCGAATGCATATTGTGTCATAATGTTAAACAAAATCGAAAATAATTTACAGACTTTGAGAATAACATCGTTGTTTTACATTTATTATTTTTATGATTGAATAATAAAAATTAGTTTGCTTGTAAAAAATGTTCAACTCATTTATTAGAATACTATTCTTAATTTATGTATATGGTTCATCAGCCAATATATATACAACCACATGCGAATTCGTAATTAATGTGTACTCTAATGTATGTTGTGAAAATCCACTAAACAATATAACAATAGGGCCATGTGATAACATGAAATGTATGGAGTTGGAAGAGAGTATTTATGATAATAATTGTTGTTCAGATAACGATAATCCATATTATTGCAAATATCATGTACCAAATATTACAGCACCTGATAATGAAAATGACTGTATACAATTTGAACTAGCTTCAAATGCAACTTATATACTAACATCAAATAATTACAATTATGAAATAACAGAAGATGATATAGCATATATTACTGAAGGTGATTACTGTGTTTTACCCCCCTCTTTACCACCATATTTACCCCCTCCAACATTTATATCACCTTTATTAGGAAACGGGAGACACTTGTATGATGGGATTGAACTTCACGTAGTCCGCGATCCTTACGAAGGGGTCGGAGTTGATCAAGTTGATATTGCAGAACATACTAATAGTCTGGAGTCGAGTAGTGTATATACTTCTCATGCTTACATACCACACACACATCACCCACATACCCCACACACTCACGCACCACACAAACATACACCACACTTCCATACACCAGATCACCAACCTCTACCATTACTATCACCACTTCCACCATCACCGTCATCACCACCAGATAGACGAAAACAAACCGTATCAACAACATCAAAATATACAGGATACGTGAAAGAGTTTTTGAATACATTAAATCAAGGTTTGTTGCAGATAATCTCTCCGCCGTCACCTCCACCTTTATTAGAAATTAGAAGACGCTTGAGTTATAATGTAGAAACATATGATAATATAGAGAATCTTTCAATAAGTGATTTAAATACTGGGAGGCCATTTCCTTATTCCTCTAATTCTTTTGGAACGAAAAACAGACGATCCTTATCAAATAACTGTGGAACCTGTGGCAACACGGCATCGAATGCAGACACTCAGTGCTACATAAACCGCTACTCCGATTTGCATGCAGCATACTGCTCCGGATTCTCAATATACTCATGCAGTTCCACTGGACTCATGTACGCGAAAGGCCACTTTATTGAGTTCGGACTTCGTGAAGGACGCATCTTTACGTGCGCAGGGGGCAACGCGGGGTGGTCATGTGGTTGCAATAGGAATGACTTGTCCTGTACGGACGCTACCTGCTACACGCAACGGTACAGTGATCTGGCCTCCATGAGCTGTTGTCAAGCCAAATGTCACTATACACAATATGGCTGGGCAGAGGGACGCACGTGGGGCAACTGTCCTTCACCACCACCACCTCCAGCTCACACTCATACTCCACATAGTCACAGTCCTCATAGTCACAGTCCTCACACTCACACACCTCATACACATACACCACACTCACATCATCCACATCATCCACATCATCCACATCATCCACACACACCCCATACACATACACCACACTCACATACACCACATGTACATTACCCACCACCACCATCACCGTCTCCACCACCACCATCACCACCTCCACCGCCACCATCACCTCCACCACCTCCACCACCTCCACCACCTTTGCCTCCACCATCTCCTCCACCACCTCCACCACCTTTGCCTCCACCA